AAAAAAAAATCAAAAAATTTTAACTCGACAAGAGACGAATATCAGTTAATAGTGTAACTAACGCTAACATGATTTTCGAAGAACAAATATCGCGGAAGCCTGACCATTATCCTTGGGCAGGAGAGTTTATTGAAGCAATGCACAATGGGTTTTGGACTGATAAAGAATTCAGTTTTACCTCTGATTTGCAAGACTTTAACGTGGTATTAAGTGATCAGGAAAAAGAGATTATTGTTAGGACTCTTTCAGCTATTGGACAGATCGAAGTCGCCGTTAAGAAATTCTGGAGCAAGTTGGGCGACAATCTTCCTCACCCTTCTTTTAGTGATCTTGGATTTGTTATGGCTAATGTTGAAGTTATTCACAATAACGCTTACGAGCGACTTTTAGAAGTTCTTGGGCTGGAAGAAGTTTTTGAAGAGAATCTCAAACTTGACTTCATTGAGGGCCGAGTGAACTACCTTCGGAAGTATACCCACAAATTCTACAAGAACAGTAAGAAGCAATATGTTTACGCTTTAATCCTATTCACACTTTTTGTAGAGAATGTGTCGCTGTTTTCTCAATTCTACATCATTAACCACTTTGCTCGCTTTAAGAATGTTCTTAAAGATACTGATCAACAGGTTAAGTACACCCGCAATGAGGAGAACGTTCACGCTTTAGTTGGAATGAAAATTATCAACACTATTCGTGAAGAGCATCCTGAGCTTTTTGACGGGGAGTTGGAAGAGCGTATTCTTGACGAAGCTCAACAAGCTTTTAAAGCTGAGAGTAAAATGATTGATTGGATGGTTAACGGCATTCAAGAGAAGGGTCTTAGCGCCCCTATCCTAAAAGAATTCATTAAAAATAGGATCAATGATTCTTTACAAAAAATTGGCTTTAAGCAAGCTTTCGATGTTGACAAAAATCTACTGAAAGATACAATCTGGTTTGAAGAGGAGTTGCTTGGTAACAATGCCACCGACTTCTTTTATTCTCGACCAGTCGAGTATTCAAAAAATTCACAGACGTTCAACGTAGACGACTTGTTCTAAATGACTAATTACTATTGGCTAAATGATGACTCAAGATTATTTCTTGAAAGGGGCTATCTAAAAAAAGGTGAGACTCCAGAGCGGAGAATCCGTGATATTGCAGAGACCGCTGAAGTGTATCTCGGTATAAACGGGTTTGCTGACAAGTTTGAGGGATATATGAAGCAGGGATTTTATTCCTTAGCTTCCCCTGTTTGGTCTAATTTTGGTCGTGATCGAGGTTTACCCATATCTTGTAATGGAGTTTATGTTCCTGACAGGATGGATGGCATTTTAGCTAAACAGTCTGAGGTGGGTATGCAGACTAAGCATGGGTCGGGGACTTCCGCTTACTTTGGCGATCTTCGCGAGCGCGGAGCATCAATCAATTCTGGTGGTGAGTCTTCTGGGGCAGTCCATTTTATGGAACTGTTTGATAAGGTTGCTGCTGTTGTTTCTCAGGGGAATGTTCGTCGTGGTTCTTTCGCTGCTTATCTCCCTATTGAGCATCCTGATGTAAAAGAGTTTCTTCGCATCAAGAGTGAGGGTAATGCGATTCAAGACATGTCTTTCGCTGTAACCATTACAGATGAATGGATGAAATCAATGATTGGGGGTGACTCTGATAAGCGTCAGATTTGGGCTTTAATCATCAAGAAGAGGTTTGAAACTGGTTATCCATACTTATTCTTCCAAGATACCGCGAACAATAACGCACCAGAATGTTATCAAGACAAAGACATGAAGATATATGCTTCTAATCTTTGCAATGAGATTAGCTTACCATCTAAAGAAGATGAGTCTTTTGTTTGTTGTTTATCCTCTTTGAATCTAGTGAGATGGGATGACATTGTAAAGACTGACGCTGTTGAGACGTTAGTTGCATTTCTTGATGCAGTGATGGAGGAGTATATCCTAAAAACAAAGCGTATTCCATTCATGGAATCTTCTCATAACTTTGCCAAGCGTCACAGAGCTTTAGGCATGGGAGTTCTTGGTTGGCACTCTTACCTACAAAGCAAAATGATTGGGTTTGAAAGCATGGAGGCTAAAATGCAGAATAGTTCTATTTGGAAGACTATCCGTAATCGTGCAGATGAAGCGACAGCAGAATTGTCGCGAGGTTTAGGGGAACCTATGTATTGTGAGGGGTATGGTCGTCGAAATACTACCACCCTAGCTATCGCTCCAACTACAAGTAGCTCGTTTATCTTGGGTCAGGTTTCTCCATCTATCGAGCCTCTCAATGGTAATTATTTCACCAAAAATCTTGCCAAAGGAAAATTCACCTTCAAAAATCCTTACCTCAAAAAACTCCTATCTGAAAAGGGTCAGGATAATCAAGAGACTTGGATGAGCATCCTTGAAACTGGTGGCTCTGTCCAACACTTACTCTTCCTTTCGGACGAAGAGAAAGACATCTTCAAGACCTTCGGGGAAATCAGCCAAAAAGAAATCGTTATTCAAGCGGCTCAAAGACAAAAGTATATTGACCAAGGGCAATCTCTGAATATCATGGTGGCTCCAAAAATCCCAGCAAAAGAAGTTAGTGAGCTAATGATTTATGGCTGGGAAAGCGGATTGAAGGGGTTTTACTACCAAAGAAGCGCTAATCCTAGTCAAGAATTAGCAAGATCTATGATGGAATGTAAATCTTGTGAAGGTTGATTTCATTTATATCTAAAATAAGTGTAAAGGAAAATACAATGGAGTTGGACTTTTCTAAGAAAATTAAAGAACTTTTAGCGTTAAGTGAAGCCGCAAAACGTGGTGGACCCAAGAGTGGCGCTCAAACACCAGCTAAACCTTCTGAAAAGAAGAAAGGTTCTAGCAAGAATAAGTCTGGCTCTGCGGGTGGGAAAGGTGGATCTATTACCTTTTCAGAAAAAGTCGTCACAGCTTTAAAAAACAAAGTTAAAGAGCATAACGATAAACATTCTAAAAAAGTGACTTTAGGTCAACTCAAGAAAATTTATCGTCGTGGCGCTGGAGCATTCTCTTCTAGCCACCGCCCCGGCAAGACCAGAGGTCAGTGGGCAATGGCCCGTGTAAATACATTCCTCAAAATGGTCAGGGGAGGCAAGGTGAAAAAGTCTTACCGTGCCGCTGACCAAGACGTAGCAAAAGGCTCTGAAGAGTATTACCTTGAAAAAGAAGGTGAAGCTTTTGTTGATTTTGCTGATATTGAGTTTGATATCGCCCACCTTGATCTAGTTATGGCTGGAGCTAATGAGTGGGATCAAGATGATTCAACAGAAGATCTTGAATACACAGAAGCAGAAAAGAAAACTTTAAATAAACCTTTCCGACTAAAAGGCGGGAAAAAGAAGTATGGGGTTTATGTGAAAAACCCAAAGACTGGTAATGTGATTATGGTTAAGTTTGGTGACCCTAATATGGAAATCAAACGTGATGACCCAGCTCGTCGTCGCAGCTTTAGAGCTAGACATAAATGTGATACAGCTAAAGACAAAACGACCCCTCGTTATTGGAGTTGCAGGTTTTGGTCGAAAAAGCCTGTCAGTAAGATGGTTTCTAATGAAGTCCTAGCTTGGGATGAAGAAGAAGTTTATAGTGAGTGGGTTTGGGATGATGAAGGTTTTGCTGATCATCAAGATTTATTAAATGCTTTTCCTTTCTTAGAGAGCGTCAAAGAAATTGTTGAAGAAGAAGAGGTTTAGGGTATAATCATGCATGTCTAGCGTGATTCTGACTTCTTATTTTTCAAAAAAGATACACCCAAATCACCCAAACGATAATCACGTTGTTGGTCGTGAGAAGGATGGTAGGGTGACTCAGAATAGTATTGAATATATTGAGCCTTGGTATAACTCTGTTCGTGATCTAAATATAGAGGGTAGAGTCTTCTATGATAATTTATCTGACGAATTTATCGAAGAATACGAGACAGATAAGATTAAATTCATAAAAGTTAATACATCAGACTACTCTAATAACGACTGGAGATTCTTCTGTTACAAAAAATACTTAGAAGAGAATAAATTTGATTCTATTGTATTATCTGACGGTTCTGATGTTAAAGTGGTAAAAGATCCAAGTGATTTTGTAGAGTCTGGAAGTTACGACTTTTACGTTTGTAAAGATTCTATAAATTTGAGTATGTTTCCATATTTGGATTTTCATAAAAGTCAAGATTGGGACGATTATGTTTCAATGTATTTAAATGCAACTAGATGGCCCCTTATAAACATGGGGGTTTTAGGAGGCTCTTACGAAAACGTCATTGAATTTTTAAATATTTTTTGCGAAGTTAGATCTGAGATCAGAGAGGTGGATTTTAATGCCAATATGTGGATAGGCCAATATGTTTTTAGGTCTCTACTCAAGAATAAGTCAATAATGATTGGGGAGCCTTTTACTAGCGAGTTTAAAAAATACCAAGACGGTAGAAAAGACGTATATTTTATTCATAAATAAATAACCCATTATACAATTTAGCATTACATGAAGATTGAAGAAATTAGCGCCAAGTATGGAGCAGCGCATATCGGTAAAAACCTAGATACAGGTAATGAGAACACTGGAGGAGATATGGTTAGACACGGGTATGATGTGTTTTACGAAAAACACTTTTCTTCTAAACGAGGCTCAAAAGAAATTACTCTACTAGAGATCGGAGTGTTCAGAGGTGGAGGCTTGGTAATATGGTCAGACTACTTTTCAAAAGGTAGAATTTACGGAGTGGATATTGGAATACAGACCTATCTTAGCAATGTAGCATCGTACAAATCTAAAGGCGGTTACTCCAATGATAATGTCGTAGTGTGTAAAGGGGATAGTACGAACATATCCACTTGGGATAGCGCAATTAACGAGTTCCCATTAATGGATTTTATTATAGATGACGGACTGCATAACCCAGCAGCAAATCAAGCGACTCTTGAGAACTTCTGGGACAAGTTAAAACAAGGAGGCACATATGTAATAGAAGACATTAAGCCAAACCATTTAACTCAAGTTAAATCTTATTTAGATAATAGAAACCTTATTTATCAAATATACACGGGAAATCTCGGGGAATCAATAGCATTTATCTCAAAATGAAAATACTAGTTACTGGTGGAGCAGGATTCATAGGGTATAATCTTTGTAAAAGACTTATTAAACATGGCTGCGAGTTAGTAAGTGTAGACAATTATTCTACTGGCAAAAAAGAAAATGAGATTTCTGGAATTACTTACATTAATGCTGACATCTCAGAATACTGTTTAGATGATGTGGGTGATGATGTAGATGCTGTTTACCACTTAGCTGCTTCAGCTAGAATTCAACCATCCTTTATTAATCCTGTTTTGTATGCAAAAAATAATGTTGTTGGTACATTTAATGTTTGTGAGTATTGTAGGTTAAATAACATCCCGCTTGTTTTTGCTGGTAGTTCTTCTCATCATTCTGGAAAATTTAAAAATCCATACACATTTACAAAAGATCTATCAGAAGAAACAGTCGATCTTTATCAAAAGCTCTTCAACATTAAAGCCAGTGTAGCAAGATTCTACAATGTATACGGACCTCATCAATTGGAAGAGGGTGCGGCGACTTTAATTGGAATATGGGATAAAGCTCGGAGAGAAAACAGGTCGTTTGATATTTATGGAGATGGGTCGAAGCGTAGAGATTTTACTCATGTAGATGATATAGTGGATGCTTTAATTCTAATCCATAAAAAAAATAAATGGGGTCAAATTTTTGAATTAGGAAGAAGCTGCAATTTTTCTGTGAAAGAGGTCGCAGAAATGTATGGACAAAAAGAAATTAATTACTATGATGATAGGAAGGGGGAAGCTCAAAACACTCTCTGTGATTCGGATTTAGCTAGAAATCTCTTGGGCTGGAATCCTACTAAAAATTTAATTGACTGGATTAATAAATGAAAAAAATAATCATCACAGGTGTAACAGGTCAAGACGGCAGCTTTATGGCTGATTACCTCTTGAAGAACACTGAACATACAATTGTTGCTGGTGTCCGTAGGTTAAGCGTCAAGAATCATAACAATATTTCTCACCTAGTAGATAATCCACGCTTCAAGCTTATTGATCTCGATGTTGCAGATCAGGCTAACACAGATATAGTAATAGCAGAAGAGAAGCCAGACTACTTTATTAATTTTGCAGCGAATTCTTTCGTGGGTGTAAGCTGGAAAATGCCAGTGAATCACATGGAGACTAATGCTATGGCGGTCTTGTATCAACTTGAGGCGATACGCAAACATTGCCCCGAATGTCGATACTATAACGCTGGCTCCTCAGAGGAGTTTGGAGACGTTTTACATTCTCCTCAATCAGAGTCTCACCCTTTGCGCCCAAGAAGCCCGTACGGAGTCTCTAAGGCCAGCGCGAGGCATATGGTGAAGGTTTGGAGGGAGTCTTACGACTTGTATGCTATTCAAGGTTGGTTATTCAATCATGAAGGCACTCGTCGAGGGGAAGAGTTTGTCACTCGTAAAATCACCAAAAACGTAGCTCGTATTCAAAAAGAATACGCTAGCGGTGAGTTCAAACCTCTAGAATTGGGCAACGTAGATGCCATGCGAGATTGGAGTGACGCTGAAGATTTCGTCGAAGGTATTTGGTTAATGCTTAATCAAGAAAAACCTAAAGAATATGTTCTTTCTTCAAATGAAACTCACACTATTCGGGAGTTTGTAGAGGAAGCGTTTAATTTTTCTGGCTTTGGTTCCGAGAAGTGTCGTTGGGATGGTCATGGGGTCAATGAGAAATATTACCACGAAGATAAGATTCTAGTGCAGATCAATACAGACTTTTATCGCCCCGCTGAAGTTGAGCTTCTTTTGGGGGATTCTGATTTAGCTAGAAAAGAATTAGGTTGGAAGCCAAAAACAGATTTTTTAGGTTTGGTGAGGAAAATGGTTGCAAACGATATTGATCTATGCTAGGATAACTTTATGCCAAGAGGTAAAAAGCAATGCCCTAGCTGCGAAGATTTTGTCGCAACTAGGGCTTCTTGTTGTGGTTGTGGTCACATCTTTACAAAAAAGAAAGATGCTAAACTTAAGACCACCAAACCTAAGACTGCCAAACCCAAGATAAGCAAAATAGACATCTTAAAAAGGCTAGTTGAAGACCCCAAAAATAATAAAAGGTTTTTTTATGCTAGGGAAATGAAGATGCTGAATGATTTAGTGGATCTCTATTCACTTGAATTTATGAATGTGGTCAACCTCGGTAGGAGATTTGAATCCTTAGCTTACTTTAAACATTCAAAAGTTAAGGAGAAGCTTGACAGGAGGTTCAGAGAGTTTAATTATGTGACAGACAAGTCACGATACCCCGAATACAATCTAGGTGAAAAAAGCGGCGAAGATCGATTCGTCAAAAGAAAGAAGAGAACAGTAAAAGACTTTTTAGAAGAAGAATAATATGGCTAATAAAAAAACAGCAGGGACAATAGACTCCAAAAATCTAGTTGGCAATTTTTTGAAGAACAATAAAGAAGATCACTTCAACTATGAAGAGCAAGTGAACTACAGGGTGTCAAGTGGATCTCTGGAGTTCGATCATCATCTTGATGGAGGCTTCGGCCCCGGATTGCATAGGTTTGTCGGAATGAATGAAGGGGGGAAGACTTCAGCTTCTTTGGAGGTAATGAAGAACTTCTTAAAGATGCCTAAATCAAAAGGAGTTTACTTCAAAGCGGAAGGTAGGCTTTCTGACGAAATGATTAAGAGGTGCGGAGTTAAGTTTGTTTTCAATCATGAAGAGTGGGAAGAAGGCACATGCTTTGTGTTTGAGTCTAATATTTACGAGACTGTAGTAGATTTAATGCGTCAGCTAGTGTCCTCAAATGACGAGAAAAATAAATATTGCTTTGTGCTAGACTCTGTTGATGGATTAATCAAGAAAGCTGATAACGCAAAAACATTTGAAGATGCTGTTCAAGTAGCTGGAGGAGCAAACATTGCAGCTACATTTATGAAGAAAATGTCAATAGCTCTTGGGAAAAGGGGCCATATGGCAATCTTTGTTTCTCAGGTTAGAGCAGATATTAAGCTAGACCCATACTCAAAAACTCCTGTTCGCCAGACAACTGCGACAGGTGGCAATGCTCTACTCCACTTCGCCAACTGGATCATTGAGTTTGAGCCTCGCTTCGGTGGAGATCAGATACTACTTAATCCATCTGTCAAAAAGATGGACCCAAAGACTAATCCAGCTATTGGACATTATGCTAAAGTAGTTGTAAAAAAATCTCCAAACGAAAAAACTAATACTCGGATATCTTATCCGATCCGCTATGGAAGAACTGGTGGCAATTCAATCTGGGTAGAGAAAGAGGTTGTTGGAACTCTTGAAGCTTGGGAGTTCATCAAAAAGGCTGGAGCTTGGATTTCGATCACAGAAGATTTTAGAGAAGTCCTTTCTGAAGGAGGCTTTTCGCTTCCTGAAAAAGTTCAGGGAGAGAATAAGTTATTTTCTTTGATTGAAGATGACTCAGCCCTCTGTCAATATTTAGTAGCGTATTTTAAGAAAATGTTTAGCGGTCAAGAATGAAATTTTACTCTACAGACGGCAAATTAAGAAACCTTAAAAATCCCAGAAAATATCATATAGATTGGGAAGCTTCTAGTCGCAGTAAGTTTCAGAAAAGCGTTAAAGATTTCCTCTATCCATACTGGAGTAGCGATGTTGTTTTCGAAGAGTTTAAGGTTGTTGGCAGTCGATTGTCATTAGACTTTTACAACGCTAATAAAAAAATAGCGATTGAAGTTCAAGGCGCTCAACACACCAAATACGTCAAACATTTTCATAAGAACAGATTCAAGTTTTTAGACCAACTAAAAAGAGATCAAAAAAAGCTCGACTTCTGCGAGATGAACGATATAAAACTGGTAGAGATATACCCTAATGACACTGTAGATCAGTCATTTTTTGAAAACCAAGATATTTACCTATGAGCAAAGATGAAGAAGCATTCTCAATCCCAAGTGGATTTGTGGAGAAACTGTACGAAATTTCTGGCGACTCCGATAAGCATAAGGGAGTTATTATGATTGCAGCCAATGAATCTGGCGATCCAATTATTTATACCAAATTTGATTCTGCTATCACCGAATTAGGTTTAACTAAAGCTCTTAGTCAGTACCTTGATAGAATAGAAAAAGAAAACGAACAACCTAATGATCTATAGCTACGAATTAGAAAAACAGCTTTTAGCTGGACTACTAAAAGACCCACCTTCCCTTATTGAGATTTCTAATTTCATTAGCCATAAGGATTTTTATTCTGAAGCTTCTTTTTTACATGCTACCATTTTCAGGGTAATTAAACAATCTGTTGATGCAGGAGAGGAGTTAGATAATATTATCTTGGCTCAAAGGGTTAATGAAGTTGGACTTAGCTTTGAAGGAAATATCAATGCTGCTGATTACATTAAGTCTCTTGCTATGCGATCTGTTCCTTCAGGGAATCTGATTAAAACAGCAAAGGAGCTTAAGAAGTTCTCCATTAGAAGAGAGATCGTAGAGTCTTCAGAGTTAATCTCAAAGAAGATGAAGGGGATGGCTCCAGAGTCCACTTATAGAGAGATTGTTGAAACAGCTGATCAGATTTACAACTCTAAGATTAACCTGTTTGATATTGGAAGCGATATTCCTGAAAATATCTATGAAGATATGGAGCATATGATTGAGGAGCGAGGCAATAATCCAATCGAAGAGTTTGGAATGATGGGACCGCATGATAAAGTAAATGATATTTACGGTTCTCTTTTACGTCCGGGCAATATCACCGTCATTGTTGCTCGTTCTGGAGTTGGCAAGACTCAGTTCTGTATGGATTACGCGACTAAGGTCGCACTAA